ATGACTTGGTTCATGGACCCAATGACGAACGCCAGGAAGCCGTCACAGCATCGCGTCTATCTATACTTCATGTTGCGTGAGGGATGGCACTGTCAGTTCCTTGAACAAGACTTGAAGACTCCCCTGCCCCGTAAACTCACCTTCGCTACTCCTGAAAAGCTGATTGAGATGTTTGAACGGTGGGGAGAATCCAGGTTGCTGGAGGACAGGAGTGCTCTTGAATACGGGATCAAGAATGGGAGGGGTTCCATTTGGTTGATATTGAGTGCAGAGCAGTATGCCAAGTTGAAGACGTAGGCCCACCTTGCGCAAATAGCGCGTTTTCCTCTATAAATTCGCGCCATGCACATTCATTACTGGACGACATTTGGCTTTTTTCTCGCCCTCGGTTTTGCACAAATCGCAGCAGCCGTCTATGGCGGCTACCTTTCTGCCTTGGGACTAAGCCCAAGTGAAAAGAAAACACATATCCGTTGGTTTGTGATGCTGGGGATTATATTGTTCGTTTTGACCGCTGTTGTAGGCGGTCTCAATGATACAAATCAATTTCAATCGGACCAAAAGCAAGACCGATTAAGCGAACGCCTGACCGATACATATAATCGGTTGGGAAGCATTGATTGCGCTGACAAAGGCGCAATCGAGAAGATGCGAGGTGATATCCTTCGCACTCTCACTAACCAGCATGTCGCAACCAAGGCTCCGATACCCATCCCGTCTCCTCCAATAGTTCCGACTCCAATCCCGGTACCACCAGCGGATACTTCCCACACCCAATCCACTAGCGGATCATCAAATGACGATCTCATTCAACAACTCCGCTCAACCTCCCACGATCTCAGAACCCTTACCCTGACCATCGGTGAGCAACGGATCGGGATGTACCGACCATATTCACGAATAACTCCGCAGCCAACGACAATTCCGGAGCCCTTTAAAAGTCAAACGATTCTATTGAACGACAAGGAAAGCACCGGCTATAAAGCCATTCAGGAAAAGATCGATAAGTTACGTCCAGCCGCCCTGACGGCACTAAATTTGCCTCCGACTCAGCTAACTGACGACAATAAAAAATACACCGCAATAGCCCAAGCTGCGTCTGCACCATATCCTTCGATTCCGACCTCGATTGAGGTAGATCCCTCCCACTCAAAGGCGTATGACTCTATGGTGGATTATTTAAACGATCTCGCGACTCGGCTTGCGAAAAAGCAAAATCCGAACTGAGGTGAACAAAGATGTGGGCAACGTGAAGAACAATTCAGAGAGTCTGTTGAACAGTGCATAAAGAGAGATAACGTGCCACAGAGAATTAAATTCAAGAAACAATACAAACCAATTGGCTTCGGGGATAGGCCAAGCAAGGACACAGTGGAAGGCCACCGTAACGCTATGGCTGAGGCAGCGGAGACGCGCCGTTATAACCGAATGATGAAAGAGCTTGAGGCAGAGAAGGCTTCACGGCGTGGGCCGCTGTCTAGGGTGTTTGGGTTCTTTCGGTTTCGGTCTTGAGAGGAGGTATCGAAAATAGATGACACCCCTAATTGCATCATCTAGCGGTAAGCCGCGAGGGCCCAAAGATCCTGTCCGTGATAGCAACCTCTTGGCACTTTATGGGGCTTGCATGAAGAACGCGGGGGATCTGCTTGATGACGCCGAGTTGCTACTTAAACATAAGAGCTATGGACACGCAATTTTTTTGGGATACTCCGCATACGAGGAAGTAGCCAAAGCGCAGATTGTTGCCGATTTTTATCACAGAGATTTAACCGAATCTCAGTTCAAGAAATATTTTAGGCATCATTTCGTAAAGGCGGCGTATTTGAGTAGAAAGGTCATGTTGCCCCAGGACTTGGACGCCCCATGGACGATGGAGTTGAACGAGGTCGAATCCAAGAAGAGGGCCGCTCTGCGTGAATCTGCACTTTATGTCGATTTTGAAGAAGGCTACAAAAAACGCGCACCCCTAGATTTATTCACGAAAAAGAAGAGTTCTACTCTCATTTCCCAATTCAGAAGAGCGTGGCGCAGAAAACTAGAGGACGACTACGAGATGGAAGGAATTGGCGCAAGAGGCCATTTCAAGTGACCCAATGCAGCAAAATAAACATTGCATGCGTCATGTAAACCATTGATATACAAAGGTTTATCTTGACACTTTGCATTTAATGAACGAAGATTGCCCTGCATCTCAAACTCACAAAGGGCTCATACACGATGACTGCAACACCTTTACTGCCTGGTGCTATTTGCACTTCAACCCCCATCCTTAACCCTGTAGCATGCTGCGCGGTCTGCCTTCGTTCTTTCCCTATCGACAGCCTTGATGAATGCCGATGTGGTGAACTGCTCTGTGGGGAGTCATCCTGCCACGCATATGCGTGCGCCTGCACAGATGACAGCCCAGACGCCCAACTGTTACGCACGGCACTCAGAGAGGCCATCAGGGAGCGTTTCCAGTTGATCTCAGCTAAGAAGATCGTTGGAGGCAACTTCCCAATCGACCTCGAAACAAGATTGGTTGAGTTGACCAACCTTCAGGCAATCCTCAGAGCAGAGCTTGAGATGATTCACGTGTTGGAAGATGGGATGGTGGCCTAATGAGTCAATGGACAGATTTAGAAGCAGCACGGCTGAGGATTGTTGAGGTAGAGCAGAGCAAAGATTACGGCGAGGAGTACAAAGCGAAAACGATAGCGGATCTCAAAAAGGACATCTCAAAACTTGAAATCGAGATTGCCGCTATGGAACGAATAGCAGCCCAACGCAAACACTAGACACCCACAAACAAAAAAAATGCCCTCCACCTAACCGTTGTTTTGGCCAAGTGGAGGGCAATTTTATGGACCGATGTACTCATGACTAAACGTCTGGCGAAGATCCCCACCAAACTTGTTAATCATGTTCTTCCAACGCATCGTATTGGGGTCGCCCTCGGCTGGTGCTGGCTTGAACCTCTGTAGCTTTTTACCCGATTTTGGGTTGTACTTCCCAGTGGGCTTCCAGAGGTCAGTGTGTGCATCCCGCCATCCACCGAATCTAGGATGTGCGGTCTTGCTGTAATACCTCTTCCCCTCACGCTTATGTACGCCGGCAACCGCATCCGATACCCGTGGACCAATTCCCAGCCCTTGGAAGTCAGGAAGAATTACCGTTCTGTGTTCCCTCCAGGCGTTCTTCAGAGTGCCTGAGGGAAGAGGCAGACTAGCAGAGAATCCCACAATGTTCTCAACCCCATCGAATTTGGCTGTGGCCAGAAAGCATCTAGCCGATGATCCAATCTTCTGATTCAAATAGTGATGATTGGCAAAGGCTTTCCAGTAACTTCTTCGGCAAGGGTAGATTGTAATTTCGATTGGGGGACATTGAAGTAACCTCCCGTCGTGCAGGGTTCCGTCTCTGGTATCGAAGTACCAATCGGGTTGCAGCCACTCAAGAATGTCATCGTGACAAGAGGCAAAAACAATGTTCTTCAACCCCTTTTTGTTGATATACCGCCGTACTGCCTTCGATGCTGCTTTGGCAACTGATCTGTTGACGGTGCTGGTAAATTCGTCAATGACCGCACCATTCTTTAGCCGCCGTGCAAGATCCGAGCGGAATTGCTCTCCTGTACTCAGAACATGATGCGGACGGACGAAAGCGCGAACATCGTTAAGGCCAGTTGCCATCAATCTCTCAATCGCTTCGTCTGGTGTGGCAAAGTGGCTCACGACAGCCTTATCCACGTGCCACCGAGGATGCTCCTCTTTGCCAAATTCCCGAAGGAGTAGACTCTTGCCGCTTCCGCTGGGGCCAACGATTAGGCCGATTGAATACTCGTCTGGTACTGTCGGCTTCTCCCAGCCGATAAACTCAGACTCCCCATTGAATTCCAAATCAAACCACTTGGTCACGGCCTCGGTAAACTCATCAGTTTGCGTCGTTGCTTTGTAGAGGGGCATAGGTAAAGTCTGCTCTTTTTGTCCCGAAATCTCGGCGGGAAAGTGGTTACTTAAAAAATATTGTGGAAAACAGGTACTTAATTACAGATACAAGATAACGGCGGGAGCCCCGTGGATACTGGGGTTCACACCACAACATATAGGGCCTCTATTTTCGAGAACCTCTTTAGTGCCATTATGTACCCATTTTCCTTTGTCAAAAGGGTGATATCGTCATACATCGCATCCAGATTTTTCTGAATGCGCGTCTTTGACAACTTTTGCTACCCCCAAATAGGAAGGCCACCCGTGGACTAATCCGGATGGCCTTCGTAAATATGTAGCTCTTCGGTGTCTCGTCAAAAACACCTAGTTGAGCCATATTACACCAGCGCGATATCGCGTCAAGCTCTTCGATCGGTCACTTCGGCACCTGCGTCAACAGGTTCCACCGCAAGGAGACCGGCAAACCACCCCTTTAACCCATTATGAGGACTAACATGATGAATTCAGAAAACACTCCTCCCGATGGCGGGCAGTTGATTTTTGCTCGCTACATAACAAAAAACGGCAAACGTATCTATCCGAAGAATTCACAATTCTTCCGCTTTTACGTCAAGCCAAAACCACAAAAGTAATCTTGAGCCTTTGCAACGTTGGGTTCTTTGACAGGAACCAATATGGGCCGCCTTCGGGCGGTCCTTTTTTTTACCTGCTAAGAAAGATGCCACGTGGAACACTTTAGTGCAAGCCTTTTTGCACATTTAAATGCGTGGAACAGTTAAACACAATAAATGGCTTCATCAAGCCCTCTCGTTAGGAGGAGAAAACAGGATGGGTTCTTTTTGCATTGTGAGCGGGATTGCTCAGATTGCCGCTTGCGATATCTGTACGCTCGCTTTTAGTCAAAGCGATATTTAACTATTCAAGGCAGATTAGCCCTCTTCCACAGGGGGCATTTTTTTGACTAGTGGTCAATACTGCTCAGTATCGCTCCTGTGAAAAGGCTAGGATCTGAGTTAAGTCAAAAGCAAGCATTGCATTTTAGAAAGCGCATCTGCCCTCTTTTACGGGAAGAGGGCATCTTTTTTTGCCTAAGTCTTAAACGAAAATGGCTCCCTACCACCCACTGAAGGATGATAAGGAGCCATTGTGTTGCTATCAGGTTGTGTGCAGACAGGTTCGAATGGGACAACCTGATTGAGGATTAGGCATGCTGCGTCAGGACCTTGATTGGGTGAGTGCCGGCATCAGTGGCAAACGAGCCGCCCCGTCCCCAACCAATGAACCCAACCGCACCCTTCGATGCCATATAGGTATACGGGTCACGCAGGATCTCGAACTGGCCAACATTACGGAGTGTAAACCCAGCCTTGAAGTCACCGAATGCAACTGCCGTGTGTGTGGCAGCAATGCTAGGCGCGTACTGGTCCAGCACCACTGGGCGACCAAGAAGAGTCCCCAGAGCATCCGCCCCGTTGGGAGCAGCCAGAGCAGGCTGGAACAGCGGCCGTCCAGTCGTATCCGTAATACCCAGAAGAGTTCCACGAGTGGCCGAGTTCATCGTCCACGTGCTGTTGCCGAGGTAAGCGGGATCAATACTGTTGTACAGAGCCAGCAGGTCCGAATAGACAATAGCAGTAGGAGACGCAGAGGTTGCACCAGACGTTGCACCAGCGAAATAGCTGGCGAAGTTGCCAGTACCCTGCGAGATGTTCTTGGCGAGTCCACGATACAACCGCTGGCCGAACGCTTCAGAAATGAACTGGTCCAAATCAAAATAACTGTCTGCAAGTTCTTCAAAGGTCACAAGAATGATGCCAGTCGTGTACTTGTCAACGCTGCTATTCGCAGTCGAAAGCAACGGGTCCGCTTCACTCGCTGCCGTATCTTCACCCCAGGTCGTAACGGTGTTACCAGTGTCATTGACGAAGCTAATCTTCATCGTTGCGCCCGTCTCGGTCTGACGCTGGTTGACGATGTTTACCACACCACCGTATGCAAGCTGGGCCTGCGTAAGGATGGGGCTAAACGCAGGTGCAATTAATTGGGACCCACCCGTAATCGAGCCGACAACTGCTCCTACCCCCAAATCGCGGTTCTCAATCGGCTTACCGTGAACAACGTAATCACGGAGTGCACGCTTTTCAGCTTCTACCCGCTCATCACCACTGACACCAACCTGACCTCGCGGAGGACGGCTTGCACGCTGTTCCTGCTCTGCACGCTCTGCCGTGTCCTTGGCGATACGCTCCTCAAGTGCAATGGTCTGCTCAATGTGTTCAACATCAGCAATCATCTTCTGTGCCGTGCTGCGTTCCTCTGCGGTCACACCCTGCTTGGTCAGGATCTTCTGTGCATCAAGGAGCAGCTTGGTTTTCTGGTTACGGAGTTCAATCAAATTCTGAGACATTGTTTACTGCCTTTCGTTTAGGGGCGCAGGACTCCACACAGGCGCACGAATGCGCGTCTGGGTCCAGGCGGTTATTTCTTTAGGTGGGAAGAGAGGGAGCACACACAACTGGGTTGAGCGTCTGTGCTGGTGTTGCGTAAGTTGTAAAAGTTATTTCAGCTTTAGGATTTGAACCTGCATCTTAAGCTTCCAGAGTTCTTCATCAGCCTTATTGAGAATGCTTCTGTCTTCGTCGCCATCATTCTGTGCAGGACATCCATTCGCTTTGCACGCTGGATCGTCACAGTCTGAATCCAGGCAATCGCTGCAATCACCAGCAAGGCACATCAGGCAATCGCAATCACAGCCATCTTCGTTGCTACGCTTGGCCAACAGGCTTCTAAGTTCCTTTGGACAGGATCTGACATCAACCTGAGTCTGGAGGTATGCAGGGTTGCTGGTCACTGTGAGTTCCAAAAGTTCAATCTGATCCAGGGTACGAATCGCTGTTCCTTGGTCGTCCTTCCATGAGTCCTTCAGGGTTCGGAACCCAAAGCTCATGCCACCTGTCACGCCAGCTTCTACACACAGCGCCATGTCGTTTACATAGCTGATGCGAGTATCCACGTCGGCTGAGAAGTGCACGCCTCTGGAATCAGTTGTGACTCTGAGATTGCCTGCACGTGTGCTTGCGATGGGTTGGCTGGTGTCGTGATTGTTGAGCAAAAAAATATTGCTGTTGCTGCTCAGTGTGTCAGTGACAGCACCAGGCGAAACCACCTCTTGGAATCCGCCGAGGTCCTGACTGCGAACATTGAATGCAATCGCTGTCCCTGAGAGGGTTCGTTTTCCATCTGCGGCAGGCTTAGAGATTCTTAGCTCTTTGGCTGGCAGATGTCTGACTTCGTTATTCGTCATTCTGTTGTCCTTCGTTGTTGTCAGCGTTGCCAACAGGCTTGATTGTTGGCGGCGACCCAGCGCCGACAAGCTTCTCAATGTCAGTTGTGTTCACAGGCGCGAGAATCAACTCTCCAACCTCACCACCAACAGGATTGAGCCCCATGAGTTCTCTGAGTTCATCCGTCCTGTAGACTCCTGCTTGTCTAGCCACTGAGATGGACTGAATCATGCTCTTGGGGTCAGACTTCAGAAGTGAGTGCCAGTCATGCATGATGATGTACTTCGACATCTGACCAGGAAACAGTTTCCGTAGAAGCTCCTGATGAATCTTGTGCATCCAAGGCTTCAATGCGAGTTCAAGAAATGCCAACATCTGGCTGCTGTAGACTTCGCCTGACACTCTGGCTTCGCTGCTTAGAAGCTGTGTGCTGACATGGAACATTCCTGCGATCTGCTCACGAGAGAACTGCTTGGCCTTGATCCAGCTAGCATCCTCTGCACTGAGAGACAACTGCTGGATTGACATTCCGGCATCCAGAACTGCCACACGATGTTGGTTGGCACTTGTTTGGAGAGCTTCCCAATCAGCCCTTATGCGCTGCTTATCTTCGGCCTTGTACTTGTTCTCATGCTTCAATACGACATTGGGCGTTGCGTAATTACGAAAGAACCTCTGCCCAAACTTATCCAGTGCAAGACTTTCACCTAATACGTTGGCTGCATTCCTGATAACAGATACACCAGTCACACCATCGCCGCTCGGATGGGCAGGAACATGGATCACACTGGATGCAGGAAGAGTTCTCTTGATGCTGCCTTCGGTTACGTCGTACTGAATGTCACCCTTGGGATTTCGGTACACGCGAACATAGTTGGGATTCAGGAACCAGAGCCCATTAGCTCCCCCAGCCGCATTCCTCGTGACTTCCAGATAGCCGTTGCCATGCAGCAGCACTGAAACCAGGAACTCCGTCCACAACACTGCCGGCGTGGATTCTGGATTCGGCTGGAATGCCAACAGGTCGTGGATTGGATTGCCCAGCAATTGAACCTTGCTTGCCCCCTGACGCTCATACAAGAGCAATGGCAGGCTGGCGATTGAACTTGATATCAGACTCACGCAGGCATTGACTGACGCAAGCTGCATCGCACTGTGCGGATTTACTGATTCCCCTGCCTCAGTGCCGTGGCCATCTGAGAACAAATGCCAAGCTGCTTGGAGTGGTGAGGACGGGTTACTGCGTTTCTCAGTTTTGGTTGTGGGCACTGAGAGCCCTAGTGTTTGAATCATTTATTGTCCTAAATTGCTTGTAAGTGACTGATAAAGTGCGGTAATATGCCTCTAAGTCAAGGTTGAATCCGTAAAGGATTCCCTAAGTAATCCAACCGAACCGATAGAATCAAAACCACAATATCTAGTATGGTCAGTAGGCCAAACCACCATATTTTGAATTGTGGACATAAAAATTTGACTCGTGGCCTGTCTAAATGTTTTTTCCACAGGCCTTTCGTAACCCCAATCCCATCAAGCCCTTAGCTAGGGACAAAATGATTCGATGCATTACCTATGCGACTAGCTAGACTCACTTACTAACGCCTAGTTGTCTAGTCGCCAGTTGCCAAGCCATGTTGTCGTCAACCTCAATCTCAACTGTGCTTGAGTCAACAATCGAATACCAATAGGGTTGCTGTGATGGTTTCCATAGCAAGCCGTAGTGTTCAAGTTCACATTCAGCAGACAGCAACTGATCTGCGTTCAGACGGGAACGTTTCACGGCTTCATCGTGTGACCACTTCACTGTGCTGCGATTGGTGAACTTAGAAGAGAACCAGGCAGCGACGTATAGCTTGACAGCAGCAACGCTAAGGATTGAACGCCAGGTTGTGCTTAGGATGCCTTCAGGTGGCGTGCTGATGATTTCTTCCCTTGTCATCCGAACCATCAGGCAATCACCTTTTCGCCAGCAACATCCCCAACATACTCGGCTTTGAGCACATTACGGTATGAGTAAATATCAGTGCCAAGATGTTTGTTGGCGTACTTGCAGGCTTTGGTGATGCTGCCATGAATGTCTTTTCCAGCAATCGTGTAGTGGAGCGATGGTTTGCCAAAGGTTGTCGCGATGGTTACGTTGTAGAGTTTCAGCATTCTTATTCCTTTATTTATGGTGCAGGTTGTTACGTTAATGATTTTTGTTAGTTGTCAATGGCTGGTGGATGTTTGTATCGTCCTACAGTTCGATTCGGCAAGGAGACCTCCAGGCAGTGCTGTTGCTGTTTGCATACCAGCAGACCTGCTGAGGTTAACTCTGCGGCTGCCAAGTCCACCAGTTGCCTAGACCAACCCAGATTGACCTCGATATCACCATATGGAAAGTGGTGATAGTCACGGCGCAGACAATGCATCCAATAGCAGATCATCATGTACAGCCGCAGCGTCTCGACACTCAACTCCAGATACACACCTGATTCCATTAGGCGTCTATCAAGTTTGAACGCCAGAATTTCGTTTGCGTAGAACGGACACGGTGGTCGTACTTTGCTGCTCATAGAGTGCTTAGGATGATGAACTCAGCAAGGCAGCGATACTGCAGCGACTCGTGTTCAAAGAAGTCTGTACTACGCACCCACTCGATAGTCATGTTTGGATCTGTGTAACCATTGAGTGCTGCCTTCACTGAACTGCGGAGTGTAACTGCGTCGCTGTAAGAATTGCCCCAGCAGGAAACCTCAACTCTGTACCTTGTGAGTCCAGATGTGTTTAGTGTTGGGTTCGCTGTGCCGCCAACGAAGGTATATGTTGCGGCCGGCAGTGTTGGAGATTCAGGAAGGACCAGAGGGAATGCATAAGGAACATGCGGAGCCAGGATGGTATAGAACAGGGATTCAAGGTTCATTCTGCCCCGTTCAGTTCGTACACCGTCAACGTCACAGTCCTGTTCGCCTGGTCAGGGTTGCTGATGGATTCAATGTTGTAAAGGTGGCTCACACCACTGGAATTTTCTGCGTAGACAACTCGCTGATTGGGTTGGAATGTGAACGATGAAGTCCAACGAACAATAATATCCAGCGTGTTCTTTGAGATGAACTCTGCCGTGCTATAGGTCTGTTTCCCACCCTTGGGATTAATGTTTGCCCAGCACTGATAGACTGTCGTCCAACTGGCTAGTGGTTCGCCAAAAGCATCCTGTGTGGTGCTCTGCGATTGGACGAAGATCCTGCGATTCAATAGCCCAGGATTCATTACACGTACCCCAATGGCATCATTGTGTAAGTTCCCAGCAATGCGGCTGCACTCAGAGGCATGGGGAATGAATTGAAGTTGCCACCACTCTGCACAATCTCGCTTCTGTTTTCAAACCAGGCTCCCACAAGCAACTTGATCGCGTGCAGGAGACTTTGAGGGATCGTCTCGTATCCTGCCGTGAACAGGATGGTCACTGAGTTGGTGTCATATCGCGCCAATGGCCAAGTCGATAGATACTTCGGCGTAATCCTTGCGGGTTCGCTGATGTTATCCACTGTGTACAAACTGGGATCTAGCGTTTGCAGCGTGCCTGAGACGGCATCCAGATATGTAATGCTGTCCACACTCAACACAGGACCGCGAGGAAGAATAATAGAACGCTCATCAAGATTGAACATGCTGTCTCTGTGTCGGCGGTGATGTAAATATTCCCAGCAACCATAACTTGGGAATCTGTCCATGCTGAACTGCCACTGCTGAGAGATCAGGCAACGACCAGTAATGTCTTCTGCCCTTTCACGTGCTGCGGAGATCAATGTTGAAATCAGGCTGTCGTCATCTGTGAAATCAACTCTGAGATAGTTCTTCATGTCGGTTAGAGACACGGGTTCAGTTGCGGGGTCTAGTACCCTGCGAAGGGGGAATGCCATCTTATTTCTGCCTCAGTAGTGCTTTATGGTGGATCAATTCCCACGCAGCCTTCGCCATGCGGAATTGAATCTCTGGAGTTGCTCTGGGATTGAACCAGGCGAGTTTTCCGTAGATGACACTCTGGCAATCGGCCTCATCAAGGTCAGGTAAATCGGCTGGAACCACCACGCGGCAAGCACAGTGGTACTTGAGCCCATCAGGGAGTATGTGTTCGGTTGGCATATTGTCCTTTTTTGGAAAGTGGAAACTGGAAAGTTAAATCCAAAAGGCAGCAGGAGCAACACACCTAACGACGACGATTAGGGGGTGCAACATCTGCTGCCTCTGGATACAGCGACTGCCCTTTTCGGAGAGTTTCAGCCGCATTATTGCCCACAAAGGAACAGGAGGGAACCGTGTGGGCAATCTTAAGCTTGGTTAATCTTTAACTTTTGTGTACGGGGTCAATTTCTGATCGCGATTGCAACCAACAACTCATTCCGAACTTGAATCAACAAATTGCCCAGCACAAAACCCAGGTTGTCGCCAGCCTGAACCCCGTAGTACCAATGCTGCATTCCATCCTGCTCCATGAGCTCGTGGAACATCTCATCCAAACTGTGAATGGTCGTCTTCATTTCTTCACGTTCGGATGGGTCCGTCGTGAATTTCTTTTGCTGGCGAACCAACATGAACCAGTAAGACTCCAGAATCGAATACAAGCGTCTGCCCCATTCATCAGTGTGGTCTATGTCGGCCATTATTAATGTGATGAACTCAATCTTGGTTGTCAGGAGCTTGGCTGGCGTCCAATTGGGCTTAATTGTTGCTGCATCTGTTCGCACAGGTAGTCTCCTTCGATTTTGAGTGTGGGTTGAGGTTGGAATAAAAAAGGACACAGGTGAGAAGCCTGTGCCCTGAATGATTCCCTTTGAAGACGGAGAGGCAAAGGCCACTCTGCCCCTCACATATACACGTAGTCAGAATTTGGAAAATATTCCAAGTTTGACCAACATTTCTGACATTTATTTTCTCAGGGTCTGAATGCCGGCAATGATGACAGGCTGTAGGGCTCGCGCTCGTTAACACTGCGTGTTACCGGCATCGCTCGCCTTCATTGTTCCCAGAGAGAGAAGTTCTGCAAGATTTCGCAGAAGTCGCCCACCTGTCCCTATGTGAACAGTTAATGATTAATCTCTTACCAGTCTGGGAATACCCACCCTGTATCCATAACAGAGAATAATGAATAAGAGAATAATGAATAAGAGAATAATGAATAAGATAATAAGTAATAATTAGAGACAGAACATTTTGCTTAAAGAGTTTATTTATCTATGGTTTAGAGTAAAAGTACATTGTGATATATCACACTATGGGCAGGACGTCGTAGACAGTTAAGTCTTACTGAGTGTGTTCCGCCGCGTCCGCCCATAGTGTGAAAACCCCCGTCTTTATTGAACTAACTCGCCTTCCTCCACTTGGCCAGTGTCCTCATATTCGTTGAGGTTAAGTTCACGTTTAGGGGGTGATTTCATCACACTGGCCTGAGAGATCATCTGAGCCTTCAGGGCAGCCAATTCAGCTTTAACCTTGGTAAGCTCATTTGCTTCAGTGTCTTCCGCAGCTTGCCGCGCAGCTTCCTTGGGGTCAATGGCTTTGCCAGTAATTGGATGGGTGCAAAAGTACAGCCATGCTTGACCGTCCTTGCGATAGTGCAACAAACCGTGTTTATTCAATTCGGTTCTTGCCCGAGAGATTTCCTTGGAGTTTATCTTTCTGTCTCCCCAACTGGGGTGTTTAGCGATCTGATCGTCAGTGAGCAGAACATTAGGCGAGCGTGTGTTGTGCTGCATCGCGCAATGCACAAGCAGCCAAAGGTCTACCGCAAAGTTTTGAAGTTGCGGCCGCAGTTCCATCAATCGGTCTGGAACCTGAAAATAGCTGAACCCGTTTGTATTTTTATAGTAGCTAGGCATTATTTGCTCGCCTTCTTCATCTTGATGTATTCCTGCATCATGTACTCCTGAATCTTTCCTTTATGTTTGCTAACCGCTCCCTGCGTGATTCCCAACTCTTCACCGCACTCAACCTGTGTTTTACCCTGAATGAAGTAGAGGTTGGCAACGGCCCTCAATTGCGCCGGCAACGAACCAGACTCAATCTGTTGCCAGAGCCAAACCTTCCGCTCATCCAGAATGTCTTCATTGAACTCGTCATCAGGGTCAGAATCATTCCGTCCCTGTAGCCAACCAGTACTCACAGCGTCATCAAGGCGGCTGAGTTCATGCGATTCATCGCCGAGGGATTCGGTGTACTCATCCTGCAAGTAAGTCTTTTGCCTCTTGGCCAGATCGTTGACTGTGCCTTTCCGAGACTCTGACATCGCCTTGCTGATGTATTTGCAGGCACGCTCCCGAAGTACCTCGCCACGGGTCAACATGCGTTCCAAGGTCCCCAACAGAGTCATCGCGAGGTCAGAAGCACCGTCCTCAATCTCATCTGCTTGGTACAGCTTGGCCGCAACCTTGGAATGTCCGTATCGAGTCTGCACATAGGCGTACAACACTCCAAAGAACTCCCCCTGAGCCTTAGGACCAGGGGATTTACTCCACGCAAGATAGGCAGCGTCCAATTCCTTGTCGCCTGCAGTACTGCCAACAACTGCTACCTCAAACTCCGTGATCTCCTCGGTGTCTGGGTCAACCTCCACAGTTTCCTCATCGTCTGAGTCTTCGTCATCATCCGCCCCAGCCTGTGAACCTTCCTTCTCAAAGACATATTGCTCAGTGTCTAGATCCTTGCTCAGTTCCTCAGCAAGCTCCTCAGTGAACATCTCATCGTTAAGGTCGAACCCAGTATTGACTCCCTGTGTCGTGTGGAGTCCGTGATGGCGGATACCAATGAAGGCATTTTGAGCATCACGAAGGCGTAAATACCTGTCTTCCTCGGCTTGGTTCAGTTCTGGGCGTTCTTCACTCAGGAGACTGTCAACGATACCCTGACTCAACCAAGGGCCAGGGCTCGAAGATGTAGAGCCAGCAACTTTGACCTTCTTTGTTTCGTCTTCGTGGTCGTCTTCATCCTCACAGGCCCAAATGAAAGGCACAACTTCGGTGTCGGCAAACAGCCCCCATTGTGTCTGGAGGGCTGCTACGGTTAGGGCGATGGTTTCATGTGCGATTACTACGGGTGCTGCAGTGGCCACTGGTACTCTCTTTCAAAGTTTGGAATTTAAGACAGGTGTTCCCGTTCCCTCTTAGTGAGGGTTTAGTGAGCGTCAATTGGGTTCAGGTGGTTTAGGTCAGGTCGTGGTCAAACTTAGAAAACTTGACCAACTCCGAGTGCGGGATTAAAACTTTGCTCCCACATCGCCTTGCCTTTAACTGTCCATTTTTCAGTAATTTCGCGATGGACCTTAAAGATAGCCCCAAGCTGAACGCAGCCTCTTTTCTTGAAAAGAGCAACTTTGGAGTATCAGGTGAGACCGTAGCAGCAGTGATATCGCCCACAAAATAGTCGGCTGTATCATACATAAAATCAATAACATCAAGCATCAAGGGTTCCTTTCTGAACCTTGTGGTTAACAGGTGGAAGGGGCACAGGATGAGCCATGTGCAAGAAAAGCCACACGCCAATCTGCGTTATTTAGTTGGGTTTGCTGGTGTTTAGGATTGGTTCACTCTAGTGGTGGACCTCACTTGTGCATTGTCACGGATACAGGGGTACACATCGTCTCAACCTAGATCACAGTCTAAGGAGTCAAAGTTCTGTATCAGCAATCAGTTACTGCCTACTACATGCACTCTTCGTGGGGTTCCGCCCCATTTTCGCGCCGAAGATCGCGGTCATTTTCCGATGAAAATGTGAGGGTCTCAGCCCCACTCGAACCGGACAGCGTCATGACTGACAGTGTTGCTCAAAGGTACTGCGGGTATTGCATCAATCTTTGCATTTGGGTCATACGGCTCGCATACTAGCGCGTTCCCCCGTCTGCCTTCCTGCCTCGGACTGATTTACTGCGGTAAATTATCCTTTTGGGTTATGTTGCTGTTAACATTCATGATGCTGACTGCAAAGCATCAAACATATTTGTAGGGATGAAATGACTATAACCAAACCCTTACCCAAAATGCAAGACTTATTTCGCTCTATCTAACTTTTTATTTTCTGACCTGTTGAGACCTTCCATTGCTAACCGCATGGTCTTCTCGTTCAGGTGGATGTATCGGGCTGATGTTTGGGCTGACTTGTGACCGGCGGCCTTCATGATGACGAATGCATTCGCGCCGTTCTCAGCCAGCCGAGTGCAAAAGGTGTGCCGCAGATCGTGCCAGCGGAAATTTTTAATCCTCGCCCGTCTGAGCGCAGAAGCAAACCATTTTTTAGGATCTCCGAGTGCGAACACTACATCAGGAGCAGACTTATTTGGCTTGTCTGCTGATTTCCTCTTCCGATGAAGGGATAACGCCTTGAGCCCTTTGAACGCCTTGAGAACAGCGTCATTCATGTAAATAACGCGGTCTACACCTGTCTTGGTGTTGCGCACGGTGATTTTCTTCTCGTCAATGTCAACATCAGGCCATGGGAGGTTGTACTGTTCCCCTCTCCGTAATCCCATTCCAAGGGCCACGTCCAACTCGTAGATGTGGTGCTGTGCTCTCTCCTTCAATGTCGGCTTAGTGGGTCCACAAGCGTCAACATCATCCTGTAGAACTTTACGCAACCGCTGCTCTTGGGCTGAAGAAAGAGCGCGGATGATTCCCTCACCCACTGGCTCAGATGCCACATCACGGGCTGGGTTGACTGACACCTTGCCCTGTCTCATTCCATATCGGTATGCAGCCGATAGAGTCGTCTTGAGCCTGTTGCGTGTGGCTGGGGCCGTGTCCATGCCGTCCAGCCAATTAGATATCTCATGGGGCTTGAGGTCAGAAGCCAAACGGTTGCCAAATTCCCTTTTTATCTGCCCTAAGCGTCGTGGTGGGTTCGCTTGATCTTTGTACTTGTGGGCCTGCCTTGGATTCTGGATGTGCTTCAAGATGAGGTCGCAGAGGTCAGCAACAGTTACCCCTGATACTTCTGTCTTGATCTCCTTGTCTGTCCTTGCGGTTTGCTTTGCCGATGTTGGGACCGAACCATTACCCGATGAGCGGATGTATCGAACCTTGTCCAGGTATTCAATAGCCTTGTCCTTCTGCCCTATCATCTTGCGCACCAGATGCCCGTGGAGGCGATAGCGGACATACCAGATACCTGAGCCCTCATTCTTCTCGTAAACGCCTGCTACAGCCTTTCCTGTGCGTTTCATGGTTGCCCTGGCTGTCCCGAATGCCATTTGGGGATATCCTCCAGCCACCATAATACCCGTCTGGGGATACAAAAGGGATACTAACTTCAGAAAACCGTGCACACCTATGCACTCTTTGATTTCTAAGTGAACATTTAAATCATCAACGTTTATAAGGGTTTTGTGCGCTTATCAGTGCATATTGAGGCAATGCGAGGAAGGCCTGGCATCGCCCTTTTAAGGCGTTGGTCCTGGGTTCGAGCCCCAGCGCTCTCACCATCACTCCCCGAGGCGCTGATCGTTGCCCATCGCTTCCCTTAATAAATTCTCTCTTCGTTCTGGCAGTCCTCGGACGCGTATAAGTTAGCTCATGCAACCTAGTGTTCCATGTACCGATTTGGGACACAGCCCTCGATCATGGGAACCACCCGCAGAGTTATCCACAGCAATTCTGTCAAGCCCCCCAGGCACCGAATTCGCCCGTCAATCAAGGGTATTCGTGTACCGATTAATTCCACCCAACCCGCTAAACTAGTTTGTAGAGACTAAAAGAAAGTCCCGCCCTCACCAAGGCCTCCCTCTACCGCTCCGAATTGGCAGGATCAGTGAAAATTAGCGTTAAGTATTTAAAATTAATACTTTGCCTTTAACTTGTTTACTTGGAATACTTTAGCGGCAACAATCTTCTATATTATTGCAAACAGGATACTTACATATTGATCGGGGGAGGGGGGACGACCGGGGCAATCTTCCATCTTGATCCGAGTGGATCCGTAATCCGCAGTCGCCCTCGTTTTAGTGTGCAGGCTCTTCGGCAAACGTCTGTTTTACCCCATCTTCCAGACTGGTAAACGGATCCGTATAACCTGCTGTGCGCAGTCGGGTAACGTCGGCCTGAGTGTAGTGCTGATAGCGATTCTTCAGATCGCCCGGAAAAGGGATGTACTCGATCTTGCCGGGCCCATGCACCTGCATAAGCGCCTCGGCCACTGCCTTGAAGGTACGGGCTTCACCAGTGCCCGCATTGACCACGGCATGAACTGCCCTCCGAGGCCCCTCGGGCAGCAAACCGGCGAAAAACATGTTGATACGCGCAAGATCCTTTACGAAGACGAAATCGCGCCGCTGTTCGCCGTCCGCATAGCCGCCCGAGCCCTCGAACATGCGGATGGTTCCGGTATCTTTCAGCTGCCGCGTGAAATGGTGAATGACGCTGGCCATGCGACCTTTGTGCTGTTCGCGCGGTCCATAGACGTTGAAGTAACGCAGACCGATGACAGTGCTCTTCATCTCGGGAATCAGGCGCCGGACGTAGTTGTCGAAGACTAGCTTCGAATAGCCGTAGACGTTCAGCGGACGTTCATTCTCTGGAACCTCAGTGAAGTTCGTACTCGCTCCGTAAACGGCGGCCGTGGATGCGTAAACAAGCGGAATCTTATGCTCTAACGCGAAGTGCAGGAGTTCCTTCGAGTAAGTAAAGTTGTTGTCCATCATGTAGCGGCCATCGTCTTCCAGCGTGTTCGAGCAGGCCCCCTGGTGGAGCATTGCGCGGATCTTCGCGCCCTCGAACTCGCCTGCTTTCAGAGCGGAGCGAAACTCACGCTTGTCCATGTAGTCGGCGTACTCTGCCCCCGCAAGATTGAGGAACTTGGGGCCGGTCAGGTTAGAAGCAGGAGCGAAGTTATCGACCAGCAGAATGTCCCGCTCGCCAATCTGATTAAGCTGGTGGATAAGGTTGCTGCCAATGAAGCCTGCACCGCCGGTAACGATGATCAA